CAACACATGAGCAGACAACGCGGACAATTACGCGCGGCATTGTAGCGTTGCAGTCAGACAGCGCGGTGCTGGTGTAGGGGGGGCTATTATTTTTGCCGTGTGGCCCAGACGGCGCGACCACTCTATATATGTGTTAATTACTACTATCCCACACACGGAGAGAACATGGCTAAGATACCCAGAGCTAAGATTGACAGGGTAGCATCTGATGTGATGCAGGGTTATACGCTTGTGAAGGCATGTGAGCGTAACCGTGTATCTAGGTCTGCTTTGTATACAAGGATGGGCAGTGATCCTGAGATTAGTAATGCTATCAAGACTGCTCAACAGCAGAGTGCTGAGAAGGCACTAGAGGATGTTGAGGCTATGTATCAGCATCAGTTAAGCGGTGAGAAGAACTATGATCCTAATGTTCTAAGGGATTATGCTTTACATATACGTTGGAAGGCAGGCAAGGTTATGCCAGACCAGTATGGTGATAGTAAGAACCGTGCTGGTGTAGAGGTTACTGATGGCGGTGTAAAGATTATGTGGGAAGGGTGATGCAGGTAAAGATCCCTTACAAGCCTAGATCCTTACAAGCAGAAATGCACAAGAGTGTTAAGCGTTGGAATGTGCTAGTGATGCACAGACGCTTTGGCAAGACAGTCTGGGCAGTCAATCACCTTATCAGACATGCTTTGACTTGTGAGCTTCCAAGGCCAAGAGTTGCTTTTGTTGCACCTACCTTCACGCAGGCCAAACGTATTGCTTGGGATTATGTAAAGTATTATGCGGCTGTAATACCTGGCGTTAGTTTTAATGAGACTGAGCTGCGTGTAGACTTTCCGAATGGTGGCAGGCTGATGCTATTGTCAGCGGAGAACCCAGATAGTCTAAGAGGTATCTATCTTGATCTATGTGTATTCGATGAGTTTGGCATGCAAAATCCCAGGGTGTGGGGGGAGGTTGTACGTCCTGCCCTGTCTGATAGGGAAGGTGCGGCTGTATTTCTAGGCACCCCAGCGGGGCATAATCATTTTTTTGATTTATTGGAACAGGCCAAGTCGGAAGAGCAAGAAGGCTCTGAGCAATGGTACTGGAAGGTAGTCAAGGCATCTGAGAGTGAGCTTGTAAAGAAAGAAGAGCTAGATGCGGCTAGGGCGCAGATGACGCCAGAGCAATACGAGCAAGAGTATGAATGTTCGTTTACCGCTGCTATCATAGGTGCCTATTATGGAAAGCTGCTTTCTGATGCCGATGATAACGGAAGGGTTACTAGGGTTCCATATGACCCTGCTTATCCTGTGCATACCGCATGGGATCTGGGTATAAACGACTCAACAGCTATTTGGTTTGCGCAAGTATTTAGGGGCGGTTCGATCAATGTTATTGACTACTATGAAAACAGCGGTGTTGGGCTGGATCACTACGCTGAGATATTACGCCAAAAAGACTACCACTACGGTGATCACCTTGCTCCGCACGACATTGAAGTAAGGGAGCTTGGTTCTGGCAAGTCTAGGCTAGAAACTGCGTTTAGTCTTGGCATACGCTTTCGTGTTATTCCAAAGATGAAGATTGCAGATGGTATCAACGCTGCACGCATGATGTTGCCCAAGTGTTTCTTTGACAGGGAGAAAACATACGATGGCTTGGAGATGTTACGACAGTACAGGCAAGAGTGGGACGAACGCAAAAAAGTTTTCAGAGATCATCCAAGGCATGATTACACGAGTCACTCTGCGGATGCGTTTAGGTATCTGGCTGTTGGGTTGGAGAATAGACAAGCTGCTGTTCGTCCTCCGCAGAAAATGGCGATGAATGAGTACAATCCATTTACGCTATGATGGACGAAAGGAAACATATACTTGAGTTAGTAGAGAGTAGCCAGTACCACCAGTGGTGGGGGGAAGAAGAGTTTGAGAACTTTGTAGAGCAACCAATGCGTCTTAATCAGTATGTACTTATGGATGAAGGCTTTGCAACTTGGGCGTTTCCAAACGAGTGGCAGGTGCAAGATTACCTTATAGAAAATAAGTTTCCTGTAAGTGGATTTGATGGCGGTGGTCAGTCCATTTGGATTGTAGACTTTATTTGTTTGGACGGAAAGAGTAGCATTACCAAAGTTTTTAGGCGATTGCGCAAGATATTTATTGACTTAGGGCATGATAGGGCCATGTGGCTACGCACTGAGACAGGCAAGATAGGCTGGCACAAACTAAAGGAGAGCCATAATGGGTAGCGGAGGATCAGGCACAGGTGGTGGTGCTACAAACATAGGCGGCACACGACCTATAAGGGCCACAGCACCAACAAGACGCACAGAGGCAGATCGTTTTAGAGATAATGCAGCACAGGCAGTCGTCAGAAGCCAAGCACCGATAGGCTCAAGAACTGGCAGACCTGGGGGGCTGGTTGAGCAATCTCGTCAAAGAAGAGAAGCAGAAAGACAAGGTTTTACCGCTGAAGAAAGACGTATGCGTGCGCCGCAACGCGGTCTTGCGCCAGGAGATGTTTTAGCAACCATCGGAACAAGTGGTTATGGGCAAGTAGCCTCGGCAAAATTAGCTGGCAGAACAGACGTATCAAAAGAGCAGCTTGGAGATCTGGCAACACGCACAAACATTGGACAGTTACCAGCAGGCAGGGTGTCAGTGCCAGGTGTTGGCACTGCGGCACTAAATGTTTTGAATGTTGTGGGCCAAAGATCAGCAAAAACAATTCTTGATAAAATCATAGAAGGTGGTGAGCCAATAACTGACTCAAGTGGTAGAGTTGTTGGTGCGAAGGGGGAGTCAGGAACCTTCAGTGTTGCGCCTTCTGTTTCGCCAACAGGCAGAGATGAGCCACAAAGGTCAGACATCACCCCAGAAATAACACCAGAGGTAACGCCAGAAAGAGATGACGCGCCTCTTGCCACAAGGGGCAGAACAGCTTTCACAAGAGATAGGCGCAGAACACGCGCTGCAAGATTTGGTCAAGCTGGCCTTGGTGAAGAAGGTATTTTGCTGCGCGGTGCATCTAGTTCATACGGAGGATAGATATGTCATTTTTAACACCAAGAATACCAGCACCACCGCCACCGCCAGAGCCACCAGCTATGCCAGATCAAACAGATATGGCGCGTGCATCTGCAAGAGCAGAGGAGGCTATGGGCGCAAGAGTGCGCAGACGTAAGGGCAGGGGTTCAACTATTGTTGCTGGCGCATTGGGACAGAGTGCATCAGGACAAACACCAACCTTGTTAGGATAAAATCATGGATGCCATCAAAGAAATAGTTTCACGCTATGACTATATGGAAATGCGCAGGGGCAACTGGGATACACACTACCAGGAACTTGCTGATTACATGCTGCCAAGAAAGGCAGACATTGTGCGCAAACGCAGTCGCGGTGAAAAGCGCATGGAGCTTATCTTTGATGGCACTGCACTACAAGCTGTAGACCTTTTGTCTGCATCCCTGCATGGCATGCTTACAAGTGGCGCAACACCTTGGTTTCACCTAGCGATGAAAGACCCAGACATTGGGCGTAATGATGATGTGCAGCGATGGCTAGAGGATAGCAGCAAGCGCATGATACGCGCTTTCAATCAGTCAAACTTTGAGACTGAGGTGCATGAATTATATGTAGACCTGGTTGTCTTTGGCACAGGCTGCATGTTTGTCGAGATGGATGGCAGTGAGCTACGATTTAGCACACGCCACATATCAGAGTTTTACATTGCAGAGAACCAGTTTGGTCTGGTTGATACTGTTTTCCGTAAGTACAAGATACCAGCGCGGCAAGCAGTGCAAAGGTTTGGCTTAGAGAATGTTGGGGAGTTTATCGCCAAGAAGTTTCAAAAGAATCCTGATGAAGATGTCACTATGTTGCACGCTGTGCTACCGCGCACAGAAAGAGATCCGCAAAAGGTAGACAACCTCAACATGCCGTTTGCTTCTGTTTACATCTGTATGCAGACAAAGATGCCTGTAAGCATCAGTGGCTTTGAGGAGTTTCCATATATCGTGCCGCGCTTCTTGAAGGCCACAGGCGAGGTGATGGGAAGATCGCCAGCCATGATTGCGCTGCCTGATGTAAAGATGCTGAACCTGATGTCAAAGACAATCATACAGGCTGCACAGAAGATGATTGATCCACCCCTGTTAGTACCAGATGATGGGTTCATGCTGCCTGTACGCACACAACCTGGTGGCTTGAACTTTTTTAGAAGTGGCACAAGGGATACCATCACGCCACTGAACACGGGCGCAAACATACCTATTGGCTTGTCGATGGAAGAGCAAAGACGCGCCGCAGTGCGTTCTGCGTTTTATGTTGACCAGATATTGTCAGCAGCAACACCAAACATGACGGCAACAGAGGTTGTGCAAAGGCAAGAAGAGCGTATGCGTGTCATTGGTCCTGTTCTTGGCAGGCTGATGAATGAGATGCTGCGTCCTTTGATTGACAGAACATTTGCCTTGATGCTGCGTGAAGAGATGCTTGCCATACCGCCAGAGTCATTGCAGGGCAGAGATATTGATATTGAGTATGTGTCTCCTCTAGCACGCGCACAAAAGTCAAGCAGCCTCAACAGCACCATGAAGGCTTTGGAGATATTGTTGCCGCTTTCACAGAGCTTGCCTGTTGGCGATCACCTCAACCCAGATGGCTTGGTCAACCATGTTGTTGATACGCTTGGCGTGCCAAAAGAAGTGCTGTTCCCGCAGGCACAGATTGAGCAAACAAGACAGCAGCGTGCAGCTATGGAAGCAGAACAGATGCAACGTCAGCAAGACGCAGAGGATGTATCTAATGTAGCGCAAGCAGCACAGGCTGTGCGGATGGTAAATAAATGAACGAAGAAATGATGAAGTTGCGCCAGATGTACTCTGATACATTTAGCACAGAGACTGGCAAGAAACTTTTACACGATCTTGAGATGCGTTGTAATTACAATGCCTCAAGTTTTGTGGCTGGAGATACAAACGCCACATCCTACGAAGAGGGCAAACGTGCTGTTGTCCTTTATATTCACAACATGATGAAAGAGGAATAAATGTCAGAACAAGTAGCTGAACAGGTAGCCCAGCCTGAGTTGCCAACGCTGGAAACGCCAGCAGAGGTAGCACAAGGCGGGTCTGGTAACGACTTCTTGAGTTTGGTTCCAGAAGAACTGAGGGATCACCCAAGCCTATCACCAATAAAAGATGTGCCAAACCTGGCGCGTTCATACATTAACGCACAGCGTTTGATAGGCACAGATAAACTGCCACTACCAGCAAACCCAACAGATGAGGACTTAGATAATATCTTTGGACGTTTGGGCAGGCCAGAAGAACCAGACGGATATGCCATACAAGCTGATGGCAATATTCTTACAGAAGATGACACAACAAGATTTAAAGAAGCCGCACACGCTCTGCGTCTTACGCCAGATCAAGCAACTGGTATTTTAAATTACTATCTGTCAGAGGCGTCTAACTCTGCTGAAGGCATGCAGGTTGCAATTAAAGAACAGGCAGAACAAACAGAAGCGTCACTACGTCAAGAGTGGGGCCAAGCGTATGACACCAAGCTACAAGCTGCACAGTCAGCTATCAAAGAGTTTGATGGTGATGGCGTGCTTGGAATGGATCTAGCTGACGGCACAAAGGTTGGCAATCATCCCGCGTTTGTCAAAGTGTTTGCTGCCATTGCTGATTTTAAAAAGACAGTAACAAGTGAGGACTCTATTGCAGAGCCAGCTATGGCGAATGTTATGACAAGGCAACAAGCGCAAGCAGAAGTTGATGCAATCATGCGTTCACCAGAATACACAGACAGAAAGAATGTGGTTGCGCGTGAGCGTGCGATTGCGCGTGTATCAGAACTGATGAGCATGATACATGACTAAACAAGAGGAAATAGACCTTCGTTTAGAGTGTTTGCGTATTGCCATTGAGTTTGGTACACAACGTGATATGATGGAACCTGACCAAC